AAAGATATGCGGGCCTGGACGGCGTTCTCCCAGCCGAGCATATCTTTTGGCGTGACGGAAAGTTCGCCCCGGTCCTCGTGCTGGTCAAAGATGGTCAGTTTGTCCACTGAGCCGGGGTATTCGAAGTTGAGCGCCGCCGGCACGCGCATAATGGTGCGGGCGGAGTCTTCGGCCTGAGCGCGGATGGCCTTGAGCGCAGGAGAGAAGCGCCTTTCGCTGATCTGATGCGCCGTCGTGATCGAGACGCCTGTATCGCCGCTCTTCGTCTCGCCCTGCTCAACAGGATAAAGCGCGTGGCGCATCACGGCCTCGTAGACGAAGCGGAAATGCTCGCCGTGCTGCTCGGTGAGCTGCGGAACGGGGGCCTGAATCACCTGCTTGATGTCCCACCAGGCGGTCGTACCGCCCGGCTTCATGTCCTCGACCGTGGGGCGGCCGGCCTTTATCATCTCGTCGGGGTACTCTGCCCGGTCGTGAATCTGCATGACGTGGCCGAGAGCGGTGTTGTGCGAATTGGTGGAGCGATCGCTAATGAGTTTATCGAGTTCCTTGATAAGCCCCTTGGCATGGTAGAGCTGGGGCATCCAGCGAATGCCACGGTCACTCTCAACGACGTTCGTCTCGGCTAGGGAGTAGGGATTCTTGTTGAGGTGGTGCTCCCAGACGGGCACGGCTTCCTCTGGCTCCTTGAGATCAATGACGGTAGCGCAACATCTCCAGTTGGCGTAGACGTAGACGTCATGGTCGGTGCCCTTCTCTTTGCCGCAGCCGCAGTCGATATCGTAAGCGTCCTTGATGGACTCGCAGGACATCTTACGGCACTCGACCACCTCGGGGAGCCAGTGCTCGCCGCCGAAGGGGGCGTAGGTACCGATGGGATTCACGTACCGGATGCGGATGGGCCAGTTGTCACGCTGATGCGCCTCAATCTCGGAGAGAATGGCGACCTTTTTAGCAGGGTCCTCCTCGTTCTTGGCCTTCCCCACGAGGGCATCGATCTCCTCTGTGGCCCAGACCCGCGGGACGTAAGCCACCCATTCCCAGTACCGCCCCTTGCCGATGAGGTCGCGGCGCTGCATCTCGATCATGGCCGGGAGTTGCCTGGATTTCGGCTTCGCCGAGTTGATGAAGCCTTCGAGGAGTGAGGTGTGCGCCTCTTCTTCCTTTGATGTGGGGTCACGCGGGCTGACGTGAATGAAGTCGTCTACCGTCAGTACCGCCGCGTCGCGCCGCACGAGCTGGTTCCAGATGCCGAAGTGGAGGGCTTTCGGCGTCTCCGCCGTATCCGGTTTCGTTGCCATGTTGATCTGGTTGTCCATCAACTCAAGGGCCTGGATTTCGGCGTCGAGCGCATCCTGGCGGCTGTACTGCGCCTTCATGCGGGTGGCGAAATCCTTGACGTACTTGGCGTCTACGAGCGTGTTATAGGCCAAAGTCGTACTCCGTCAGGTCGCCGCTGTGGTTATCGGTAATCGAGTCGGTCATCTCACGGCTCCGACAAGTTGAGCCGGCTGGGGCAGCGCGGTCTTTGGGAACTGGAGTTCCTGCAAGCCGTAGGCTCCGGCGTCGTAGGCGTGGTCTGCCGTGCTCCGCGCCCACGCCTCGGAGTATTCCTCGTCCCCGACCCTCTTCCGCCGAAGCTCAAGGAGTTCGTTCCAGAGCATAGGGCAATCCGGCGAGATGAAGATGCTCGGGGGGCGCGTCTCGTGAGACAGGCCCGTCTTCCAGACGTTCAGCCGTCCCTCGTGGGTCTTGTCCCGCGCCCGGACGAACCTGATCCCGTGGACGCGGCTCCAGTACAGGAGCGTCCTGTCACTGATGGCGGGATCGCAGAAGACCCGCAGCGCACCCCGGTCGGCGAGCCACTTCACCCATTCGTATTCGTCGGCGTCGGGCTTATAGAACTCGGCCACGGCCCACTTACGGAACTGCCGGTCCAGCTTCCACTGGATGATCGCCGTCGGGGCACTGCCGCCGATGTCGAAGCCGAACACCGTCCGGGTGAACACCGTATCCTCCGGGGGGTAACGCAGGTGGACTTCCGGGTCGAGCATCCCGAACACCGTGCCCTCAAGGGCGATGAACTCGCCCTCCAGCTCCTGCTGGGCCTCACGGCTGTTGCCGAACTCGCTCACAAGCGACTGGATTGCCTCCGCCTCCAGGTGGTAGTTGTCCACCGTGCGCGCCCGGAAGATGGGGTAGTCCTCGGGGGGCAGCGGGTCTCCGGTCAGCGGGTTCAGGTGGTCCGCCCACCTCTGCTTCACCCACTTGCGCTCCACCCGAGGGGTGCTCGTGACCCATATCTGGTGGGGGAAGCCCGGCTGTCCGCCGAACACCGCGGGTTGCAGGATCTGGAAGGCGGCGTGCTGGTCCTCCGTTCCGATCTCGTCCATCGCGGCCGCTGCCAGAGTCGGCCCGCGCATGGAGTCCGGTTCCGACGCTGGCCTGACGAACACCACTCCACCCTCCCCGTTCGGCCCCCGGTGCTTCGGGAAGACGATCTGACTCTTTTTCTCCAACCACCCCCACATATCCCCCTCGAACACCCCGAAGAACTCCCGCATCTTGGGAAGGAGAATCCGGTCCACGTCCCCCAAGGTCGGGACGGTGAACATGAAGTACGCTCCTGGATACGACGTCATGTAGCGCACCATCTTGATGACCGACGCCGAGGTCTTCCCGCCACGCCGCCCCGCAAAGTACCCCGGATACCGCGCCTCACTCCGCACGAACTCCGCCTGCGCCCCCGCCATCACCTCGATCACCTTCGCGTTCGCCGGATACGCCGCCACTTCAGCTACCACATTCGCCACCCATCAAAAAACCGCCCCGAAAGGCGGTAAAGAGAAACGCGCGCCGTTCGCCTTCTTACGTCTGGCCAATGAATGTTACCTGGTAAACGTCAGTCTCAGGGACTTCGGTGCCGTCCTCGTCCACAAAGGCAGGGAGCGTTACGAGTTCGGGTCCTGACTCTGACATCGTGACCGCGCCTTTCTCTTTGAGCGCTACCCGAGCCCGCTCTCGAACTTTCTCCCTAAACTCCGTGTTGTTATCCCATGCCGTCGCCTTGACCCTCGGCGACAACATTATCTGCGTGGCGTATTCAGTCGTCATACCCTCACTCCGTTCCCCTTATATTGTGTCGCGCGCGCGCCCCTCCCCTCCCCATGGTCTAGATTCTTCCCGCGTGCGTATACGAACGCCTCTGCGCCCAAAAGGTTAACCGCTAACCGTAGAAACTTTCCGGTAGCCCGAAAACCGTTTGCCCACACCCCGTAGGCGGATGGTAGCCGCAACGGTACTCCCGACGGACGCGATCCCTGAACCCGTTTCCGGCTACTGACATGGGCATGGGTGACGCGCCACTGCTGACATTCGGCGGTAACCGAGTGCCCCCGGCTTAACTTAGCAAGCGTGGACGTGACCATAACGCTCCTGATTACGGCGCCCGTAGACGTGGAGGTTCGCACTATAGTCCTTATGGTGACCAGCGATCCCTGCCATGGGTGCTAAGTTAAGGGCTTTTGGCGAGAGAGGGGGGCCGCTAAACACCACCATTACCATCATGCCAATATGGCCCTTCAGGGAGCGCATTACGCTTGTGGCCCCGCGTCTATGGTTAGCGGCTGTGGATCGGGTGCTCGATCCAGTCCTGGGAGCACGATAACGAGGGTGGGATTACCCTGAGTTGGCTGTTCGGCCTTCATGTGCTTATCCATGGCGATACCCCAAACAACTGCAAGTTCCTGGGGCTTGGGGGCGAAGTCTTCGGCGTCGATCAAGTCCCACATACGTTGACTGAGGCGGGCGGCGATACGGGGGCGGAGGTCATTGATTACCTGCCTAACCTCGTCAAGGTGCTGGTAGTTGTTGACCGTGGCATGCGAGACACCAACGATGGGGGCAATCTCGCGAGTAGACTTCCCGGCCGCGGTTAGATGGGCGACAGCCTGAAGCGTCTCGGGATCGGCGGTCATCGTTGTGGTACTGGCCTCGCACTGTACAGCATGGCGTCAACGCGAACGTGGGACTGCGTGAGCCTGCTCCAGAGATAGACTACGGTCATCGTGCCTCCTGAACGCTCGCTTCGCGCAATTGTCCTATCGTAGCAAATGTAAATCCGCCGTCTATAGAAGTCAAGTTCCGATGTCGCGCTTGGCTGGCGCGAACACCGACGACTACGGCTAAATATGTAGTCCATAGGGGTTGACATTGCCTGACAACGTGTTACAGTAGGGGCATCGAACAGGTAAGCGAAAGGACGGGGAACGATGGAAAAGCGCAAGCCTCCAACGAATCAGTATGACCCTTGCGTGTACTGCGGTAGCATGCGGCACCCTTCCGGCGCATGCCAGTAGGCTAGCCTAGCACCTCTCACGGTATCCGCCAACCTCCACGTTGACGGACTCCGCGAACGGTTCTAGCAAGCGGAAAGGACGGGACAATGACAAAGCGAGAGGCACTCAGAGCCGGGAAGCAGTTGATAACTGCCGGATGGCCCGAGCCAGCCGAACTAATCAAGTGGCAGGAAGGCGGCTGGTCCGTAACGGTCGGCGGGAAGCGCTTCGACACACTCACACAAGTCACCGAACGCCTGGAGGAGGATCAGCGATGAGCGTGACGACTAAGATTTGCGCCGCCGACGGGTGCGGCAACCCGATCCCGCCCAGCAAGCGATTCGACGCGCGGTACTGCTCCCGCAAATGCGTCAACCGCACCGCACAGAGACGACGGAGGGCCTTGCTTAGCCCTCCGTCACGGGGCACGAACGGAGAGATGGGGTAGAAGTGTCCAGGTGTTCGGTGCCAGTTGAGCTACGGTGGCTCCTGACCGTCGCTCCGTCAGGTTTCACTACACCACTAAGCCACCGGGGGACCACCTTCGCTGCCCCACGCTGCCCGGCCACGAGGGCCGGTCGCTCTTTTGGACTGCGACTAACAGGAGTATAGCATGGTTGCACCAACGACCGACTACGCAATCCCCAACCCCTCCGTCACCGCGTTAGGCTCGCAGCCGTCGCCCTCAAGCAGCCACCAGACGAACCACTTGCCCGCCTCGTACCAGCCGTGCGCCGTCTCCTGCGTCAAACCCAGGAGTTGCGCCACGCCCGTACCCCGTTCGTTGTACCAGCGCTCACAGGCGTTGTCGCATTCGTGCTTGGCGTCGCGGGACTGGTCGCAACGGCGCTCAATGTCGTGCATCAGCAGGGTGTACGCCTTAACGTGCCGTTTGCGGAGCGCCATCATCGCGTGATCCGCGGAGAGGACGGCGGCCACCAGGTCCATCGGGTCAGAGGGCGTACCGTCGACGCGCACGCCCAACTCCTCGCGCCACTTACGGGAGGCGAAGCCCGTCAAGCCCGCGAAGTAGTACACGCGGAGCATACGGGAGGCGCGGCGCCATGCCTGCTCGACTTCCGGCGGGGCGTAGATGGCCAGTGTCACTCGCCGCCCAGCCCGAAGCAGCGGTCGCAGAGGAAGGTGCGGAGATCGCCGACGAATTCCTCCACGATCCCTGGTGTCCAATGACCATCCGTGTCACAGCGCATCGCCACTGCCAGAAACACATCCGCCCACGTCACCTCGACCACGTGGCCGGCGGCGCGGGCGGCATCCAGGTTGTCTTGCTCACCAGCGACCTCCGCAATGTGGTACTGCTGCACGGCACCGTCATCGTCCGTCACCGCGATAGGGGTAAGGGTTATCGGCATCGTCAGTCTCCTTTCGCTTCACCTTGGCCTCTTTGTAAGCGCCGATTGTAATGTCAATGCTAATCAATGCCTTTTGCGCCGCCTCGATATCAATCCACGCTCGACGACCTCGGTCCTCCGCAAGCGCGAGCCACCTTTCTGCCTCGGATCGCAACAAGGCCATAGCGGCCTCGAAGTCAGCCTCCTTTCGCTTCATCGTTGTACGTCAAACCCCCAGAGCGCGTCCGCAAGCCGCCCCGTCCACGCCAGCGCGCCCCGGATGGTGTACCCCGCCGCCAATACGAGCAGCCCAGGGTATCGCTGCCGCTTGGACCACGACCCCCAGCGCACGTCAACCCAGGAGCCGTCACGCGCCGCCCGTTTCACCATTCCCGCCATCGTCACGCCGTCATCTCGCGGAACTGCCAGCACGATATCGCCTCGACGGTAACCCCTCATCCCAGCACCGCCTCATGCTTCCCGCAATCGTCTCGCAGTTCCCAGCAGTCGGCGCACGCCACTTGCGGCCCTAGCATGTCGGCCATCGCCTGCACGTGCAATGGATGCGGCGGATAGTCGCCGGAGCCAGCCTCTAGCGCCTTGAAGATGTGCGCCCACGTCAGTTCGGCGCCTACAGTTCCCGGCGTCAGGGTGAAACCGTCCTCGCTCATCCCAGCACCGCCCGCAGGTCCGCGATGGACGCGGCCAGGGCGCAGTCGGGAGCGTGAATCCACTCCTGGCAACACGTACGGCAACGCCCATAGTCGTCCTGTTCAAGCTTCCCGAATTCAGCCGCCTCCAGCACCCGCAGCGTCCGCTCTGCCTGCTCTCGGGGCACGATGACGTTATCGAATGTCGGTGCCGGTTCCCCCTTCTGCACGGCGATTCGCCTCTGTACACTTCGGCTGCTCTCGCTCATCGCAGAGCCAATAGCCTCCATGCGTTCCAGTTCAGTCATCGTGTCTCCTCCTTCGCCGCCCAGCCGCCGCTTCACCTCGGGGCGGTCACGGAAGGCGCGGTAGCGCTCAGCCCATTCGTACTGCTGCTCAGAGGTGCTCGACGGCGTGGGCATGGTGCCCAGCAGTCCCAAGCACTCATCGAGCAGCGCCTCGGCCGCTTCACGGCTGCGCGGGTCGGGCTGACCGTCGATGTCGGGGTAGTGGACGGAGGTGCCATTTGGACGCACGTAAACTAGGTCGTCGCCCTCATGGTAATGGGCACGGTGAACGCCTACCGTCAGCATATCCTCGTGCCGTATCTCGCTGCCGTCAGCCGCCGTGTGTGGGTGCTCGTGCTCGCTCATCCTGTCCCGCCTTCCTTCACCGGAAGCGCTGGCCTCAGCAGGCGCTCCAGTCGAATGCTAAGCACAGAAACGGCAGGCGGTAATGGTCTGGTCTCGTCAAGCAGCGCCCGTATGCCCGCCTCCAGCTCCGCGATCCGCGCCTCGGCCTTCTCCGCTCGCTTTACGTTGGCCGCTATCAAATCGTCGCACTGCGCGTGCGGCCCCAGCCCAACGTCTATCGCCTTATCGCTCACGCCGTCGCTCCCTTCACCAGTAGACCTTGGTCGGCTCGATTGTCGGGATTGGTGTAGCACATCGACAACGCACCAAAATGGCGGTTGGTGGCAACACCTTGACGGGGGCACGGCATCTCTGGCAATACCAAACCAACACGGCACCGTCGCTCATGTCGCCGTCGCCCCCTTCACCTTGCGGTATCGGTCCTCGTGCGCGTCCCTTGACTTCGGGATGTCCCCCCAGGCACCTGACTTGAGTCGCTTATCAATTTCCAGCGCAATTTTGCCCAAAGCCTCAGATGGGGAGAAGCCGTAAACGACTGCATCGAAGCCAGATTCTTCAGGGCCAGTCCATCCGGAAACCTCCGCCATCCAAGAATGCTTCGATGGACTGAGTAGCTGAGCCTTAATCGTGATCGAGCGGATGGGACAGGTCATGTAGTCGCTCCCTTCACCTGGCTCTCTCGATAGCGGCGCTCAAGCCATTCCGCCTGCGAATCGTTGCCGCTGGCGATCACGATTGCGCTGTAGCATCCCTCCGCCTTGTGGCGCCTCATGATGGCGCTGGCGTACTTCCAGTTGCGCGCACCGTTCTCAGACGCTTCCTCCAGGCAGTGGATTACGCAGGGCGCTCCATAGTCTTCGATGGCCTCTGAGATGATCTTTCCGGTGTGAGCATCGACCGTGCCGATGCAGTCCTCAAAGACGCGGCAGCAGCGGCGGAAGTCTGTATCTCCTTCTACCTCTCCCTCTGTATCTTCCTCTGTTCTGCTCTGCATCTTCTTCTTCTTCTTATCTACGCCGCCATCTTGCGGCGAGTTCGCCGCAGAGTCGCCGCGACTTCGCCCCTCGGTCGCCCTGGCGTCGCTGTCGGGTTGCCACTTCTTCCAGTTGTGCATCGCCGCAGGTTCACCGTCCACCAGGCCCCGGACTATGAGCTTTCCCAGATACGATTCGGCCTGTTTCGCCGTCAAGTGGAGGGCATAGGCGATGTCATTGACTGGCGGCAGTGTGCCCCTGGGTTCATTGGCATTGGCGAGGCAGAGAGCGTTGACCCAGAACTTGAAGAGCGGCGGCGGAAGCTCCTGAACCTCGCGGTGATAGGCCGCTTCGGTGTAAAACCGGAACCATTTAACGGCCAAGTGGCCCAACCTCTCTCAAAGAAAAGCTCCCTGACTGTGGACGCCGACGCCGCAGGTTCTCCCGGTGCGTCACGTATTCTAGGTTGGTGAGAGCGCAGTTCCAGCGGTTGGCGTCTTTATGGTCTACCTCGTGCCCGTTCGGTGGCGCCCCAAGGAATGCTCGGGCTACAAGAACGTGGACCCGCCTAACCTCTACCCTGCCCGGTCTACTGAGTCGGACTTGTGGATATTCCGCCTTGCTGCTCGTGCCCCGTTTCAGGATGCGCCCAGATGATTGCGGACACCGACCCCAGCGGTTGTGAATGTCAGCGTCCCGTCGTACTCGTCCCAGACTGGACACGCTGTACCACCCTTCGTATCCAATAACGGGTCGCCACTCTTCGGCCATAAGAAAGCCCTCCTTGGTGAGTGCCGGATTCGTTGCTGACGCGAACCGGCCCAAGGAGGGCTGAACAATCATAGCACCCACACCCAAACCAGTCCGCGTCAGCACCCCCATTATACCGCTTTCCGCTTCCCGGCGCACCGGCCGCAGACGCCGCTCGCGTTCAGCACGCTGATCTCGTGGCCGCAGACCGAGCAGCGGGGGCCGCTCACTAGGATCGCGCCGCACGTCGAGCACTGCACCCGGCCCAGGCGCGTCTTCACCACGGCCTGAGAGCCGCAAACAGGGCAGGTCATGCGGTCGCCTGCTTCTGTAGCGCGTGGATGATGGTGGAATGGCTACGGCCTCCGGTCTCCCGCCCGATCTCCTTCAGCAGCAGCCCCATGGCGCGTAACCGTCGCATAGCGTGGTCCCGAGCCCTGACTACCGGTACGGTTCGACTCCGCCCACGTATGTCTGCCACCGACACGCCAAAAGCGTCAGCCGCCTCGTAAAGAATACTTTCGATCTCCGCCTCTCGCGCCGTCCACACCATCTCAAAGCCCTTCCCGTCACAGGTCGGGCACGTTACCCTTTTCATTCCGTCACCCCCTTAACCGTCATCGTTTCAAAGCACTTCGGATGAACGGTGACCGTCTCTCCGCAACGGTCCCCGACCCACGTCTGCACGACGATTCGCGGCGCTGTCCACGCGATCTGCCCCCGGCACTCGCTGCAGATGACGTGCGTCATAACCGTACCTGCTGGCTCTCGCAGGAGCATTCGGACGTGTGCCGGTGGACGGTGCGCGTCGGCACGCCCAGCGCCTTCGCTATTGCCTGCGGCCCCAGGCCCAGCGCCCTGAGCGCCCGCACCCGTTCGTGCATCGCCCAGCGCGCCTCCCAGCCCTGCGGCCGGACCGCCTGCGCCTTCGTGACCCGCGTTGGCGTCTCGGGATAGCGGCTAGTCAGTGGCGCTGGCGGCCGCGCGTACTCACGATGGCCGCAATTCGCGCAGACGAGATCCGGCTCGCCGTAGTCGTGTACGTCCTCCGTGTCACGGTAGACATAGCCCGAGCAGCGAGAGCAGCGGGTCACGCGAGCACCTCTATCTCTACCCGCTTGCCCGCCTTCGCCGCTATCCGCATCAGACTGACGTATTCGACCTGCCTGTCGTCGGCGTAGACGATCCCCGTGAGCGCATCCAGTGGTCCCTTTATCAGGTTATCGACATCGCTGTTCGCCCGCGCCCCGAAGCACTGGATACGAACCTGCACTGGCCCCGTGATTACCGGCCCCCGGTACTGGTCGCGGGCCAGCCAGCGGGCGTCTCTGAGCCACTGCGCGTACCGTGGAGCGATGTACGTTCCGTTCTTCGTGACACGGGGGCGGCTCGCCGGCACGGGCTGGCCGGGGATCGTCAGCCTCACGTCAGCACTTTCGCGCTTGGCTGCCGAAAACATCGTCGGCAGAAACGAAAGGGCCAGCGGACATCCTGCTCAGCCATATGCCACAAGCCACACTCCGTTAAATAGTCCGTGATGGGTTCCGCGCGATGGTTGTCGAAGCTAAACATCGGCACCTCGCGACTCTTTATGCCGACATGCCAGATTTGAACAGGGAGGCGGTTACGAGTGACGAAAACTAATCTCACGTCAGCGCCTCCTCGGCCCCGCACGTCTTGCAGCGCTGCACCGTCTCGTAGTCGTGGACGTGCGCCGCCGCCAGCCGCTGCTCGTACGCGGTCAGCGTCTCGTCCGCGAACGGGCAGCGGCCGGTGTGCCGCACCCAGTTCCCAGTCTCCGGATAACCCTCCCAGTCCCCGATCAGCGGATAGCCGTCTGGGCAGCCGCAAGCCTTCGCGCTCACGGTGCCGTCACCCGCAGCATATGCAGGCAGCGTCGGCAGACCTGCGATTCCTGCACGGATGTGCTCGCCAGCCAGTCTGTGTACCGCTGGTCGCAGAGCGTGTCCCAACCATCGGAACGCAGGTGGGTGACGCAACCCGTTCTGGTGACGGCAAGCCGCATGCCTTCGGGCAGTAGCTCGCCGCTAGGGAGCAGCGTCACGCGGTCAGGCGCGCTCACGGTGCCCCCTGCTCGCCGTCAGTACGTGCTCCACTGGCACCAGCCACACCCGCCTGCGTTCTCCCTGTCGAGCCAGATGAGGAAGGCCCAGCGAACATTGAACTCGGGTAGCATCCAGTGCTCCCAGAAGTCCGGTATGCCTTGCGCGTGTACACTCGCCTGCAATTGGAAGACGCCGTAAGAACCGTCGCCCACAGCGTAATCACCGTCCAGTATTCCATTTGCGTCTACTCCCGATTCCGCTCGGGCAATACGGAGTGCGGTTCCCCACTCCTCGGCAGGCCAGACGACGCAGATTTGGCGCTCAATGGGTCCGCGCTCACAGGCCGATAATTCCACAGCGGCCACGACTGGGGGGCTCTCGCTCCCTGCCCCCGTGCCCGACTCTCCCGTATCAGCCGGTCCATCGCCTGGGTCTCCGCCTCCCGGCACTTCCAAGCCTCGTTCAGGCGATCCAGCAGCACCCAGGCGGGAATCTGCAAGCTCAAGACGAGCAAGTAGAGCCACCACGTCAACCACAGCCCGCTGATGAACGCCAGGGCCAGCGTCACCCACGCCAGCGCCAGGACGATTCGTCTCACTGTCATCATGTCCCCCTTGTGTACTGAGCACTACCAAGCACAGAGCGGTTAGGCCGGTAGCTAACGCAGCCGCCGCTCGGTGCCATGTCAGCGAGTCCCTCTCAGGTTCGTCACGGGTTCTCCTTCCGTTTGGCGGGAGCGCTGATCGGGCAGCGCCAGCCAGTCCTCGATGAACTGGGCGCAGCACGGCTGACAGCCACCACATCGTTCAATAGTGGTGCCCGTTATCTGGCAGGCGCGACCGGCGGGAAGGAACCTATTGGCGAAGGCGAGCAGGTCAGTCGCTTGCCCCAGCGCCTCGCGGTCCTCGTCCCACGTTCGCGTTGGTGTCGGTATCGTCATCGTCTATCCCCTTTCGTTTGGCGGGAGCGCTGCCCGATCAGCGCCCCCGATTGCCATTACCCGGCGAAGAACAGGGCCGGGGCGCCGAACGCCAGCGCGGCCAGGATGACGAGATTCGCCAGCAGTATCTTCATGCGTCCCCCTTTCCCTTGAAGGTCCCTCTCAACCGAATGCCTGATGCGGGCAGGCGGTGATTATCCGACGGGACCGAACGGCCATAACGGTGACCTGTCCGGGTTGTAAATCGGCTTACGCTTATCGTTCATCGCTAACCTCCTATCGCCGGTTGGCGGGCGAGCGCGTGCGGCGGCCTGGGTCACGGAATGCCTGTGCAGCCCGGTGGCTGGTTGTCATATCGTTGCTCGGTGACCTTGAACGCGCCGCAGGAGCAAGCCCACTGAACTGACATCATGTGCTGCCTGTCCCCCAGGCGACGCTCGCTAGGCACCTTCGTGCAGTGCTGCCCGATCAAGACCCAGTCGTGCTCGTGGTCGGTCGTCATGCGAATGGAATCTCGTCTGCCGCTTCCGCCTGCGGCTTGGGCGTGGTTGACGAGAGCGTCTTCAGGATCATGGCGCAGGCCCCGTCCTCGTCCTTCACGCCATCAAGGGCGATCACCTTTTCGATGTAATCGCTCCACGCCTGTTGCGGATTGCCGCCAGAGTCCACGCCCAGCGCCTTCAGCACGTCGCTGCCCGTCATCGCGTTCCGCTGCATGTAGGCGATCAGCGCTGCCTTGCCTATCGGCTCACGAACAGCAGGCGCATCGTTGCCGCCGACTAGTTCTAGGTTGTAGGCGGTGCCGTTCGTCAGCGCGATACTGCCGTGCCGTAAGCGAATCGGCAACATGCCCTTGGCGAGAATCGACTCCACCTGTCCCATGACGCGTACGCCACCGAGCCAGAACTCTTCGTCTTCCTCGGCACCGTCCAGCCGAATGGTGCCGATGTACGATACCGTGGGCTCGTCGGTCTTCGGGTCTTTGCCGTGATGCAGTACCGCCGACTTCAACGTGAAGGTTAGATTTATCAAGTCCTTTTGCTTCCGGGCCTTACCGCCACTGGCCTCGTCACCCGCTTCCTGTAGCCAGTCGTTTGTCATCCGTAATCCTCCATTCGGTCACGCTTGTTCTTCTGTTCTTCAATCACGTAGTCGTACCACCACGCCTCTTCCGCGCTCATCGGCGGGACACGCCGGCCGGTAGACGCGCGGGCCGTCGCCAACGCTCATGTTCGTCCACGGGAGTCTGTGCTCGTAGCCGTCTGCGGGAACGGGGGCGCTGTCAGTCATCGGTTCGCCTCCTCGATGGCATCTGCCGTTAGCGCACCATCTGGCAAGGGGGCGACAGACAGGATTACCGATGTCGGAAGGATGAGCGATAGCTTCCGCAGATTCCCATTTAGGCCAAACTCGTCCCCGAGCATGAAGCAGGTGCCTGTCCATTTGGCATACTTTGCTTCCACCTCAATAACCACTGAATAGCGCCCCGCGCCCTGTATTTGTATTCGCCAAGGAGTCATCACTCGGCCCCCGCTTCCGGTTGCGCTGGCTGGCGATGCGCGTTACAGCCATCGGCGCAGCCCCAATACGGCCCTCTGTTGCTGGGTGCGGGATACCACCGACAATCGGGCAGATGATTCGCAGCATTCGGTGGCAACGCGCGGCACGTCTGCACTGGCGGCAAGCAGCCGCGGGGGCAGAATACCCACGCATCAGCGCCATCGCGGTCGAGTTCGACTGCCTTTAAGTGCCCGCTGCCCCCGCACTCGTCGCACGTCGGCGCTGGCGACTCCCCGCACCGGCAACAAGTAGCGCTCTCGTCAGCCTCCAGCAAGCAGAAGCAGTGCGAGCACGTTGACACCGGCACCGGCTCCCCGGCCAGCAGGCGAACGATGTCTGGGCGGGCGAGGAAGGCGCGAGCAAGCCTTGAGTACGAGCCAAGGAGAACGTCGCGCTCAATACGGCGGAGCAGCGCCATCGCCTCCCGCAGCGCCTCCCGGTAGCGGTCCACGAGCATGTTCCCGAGACCGTCTACGGTATCGCTGGCGGGCTGCGGCTCGCGGGTCACGGTCCCACGCTCCAGACAAGCCGCGAGAGCATCGCCTCCAGTTTGCGGTTCTGCGCGCTCCACGCCGCGCTCTCCGCCGTGCTCTCCGCCGCGCTCCTCGCCGCGCTCTCCGCCGCGCTCCTCGCCGCGCTCCACGCCGCGCTCCTCGCCGCGCTCCTCGCCGCGCTCCTCGCCGCGCTCCTCGCCGCGCTCTCCGCCGCGCTCAATTCTTCGTCTGTGGCCTTGCCTTTCATCCACAGCCGCTTAACCTTGATGGCTCGCCACGAATCGGGGTGCGGCTCCCGCCCTGCCTTGCGCTCCCCCTTCAGCGCCCGCTCCGTGCACCAGCAGGCGAACTCATGCAGAGCCATCGTCGCGTCGGCCATCGCCAAGTGTGTCCGCTCAGAGGCTGCGTGCTTATCGACGGGCGAACCGTGCGCCACGACATCGCCCCCTAGCGTGACCCGCCATGCGATATTGCCGTGGCCGTACTGGAGTGCGTCTATCGCCCGCTCAGAGGCATGCAGGCCGCTGGCGCAGGGTACGACCTTGCCCTTGACGGTGTACGTCTTGCCCACGGCCTGCTTGCGTCTGCTGCCGTTCGCCTCACGGCCCGACGAGAAATACCAGTGGGTCCCAGGTAGCGTCATCGGTTCGCCGCCTCGATCGCGTCGTGCGTGAACCAGACGGCCTGCTCGCGGTCGATCCGCTCGACGCCGAGCATATAGACGAAGTGCTCACCGTGAGCGCCGCCGAAGCCACGGCAGAAGCAGACGTTGACCGGCCCCGGCTTGACCTTGTGCCAGCCGCCGTCCTCAGCCGCGATCCGCTCAGCGCGAAGCACCAGCCGTTCGGCCTGCTCCTGGAGCGCGGCGGCGGCGATCATTCGGGCAGCGCCAGCGGGGGAGAGGCCACTCATCGCTCTGCTCTCTCGATCTCCGCCAGCAGGGCGCGGGCAGCGGGCATCTCGTCCTCGATTGCCTTGACGAAGAGGGCGGGCGTGGAGCCGACACCGTAGGCGTCCACGAGGAACCGCAGCGCCGCCGCCAGCCGGTCATGGTAGTTGCACGCCTTCACGGCGTACTCGGCGTCCACCTTTGCGCTCAGGTGCAGGATGTCGCCCACCGTCCACGGCAGCGGGCTGTGCGGCTGTGTTACGCTCTCGTCAACGGAGCGCGATGGTGATGTCATCGTGTCCTCCTTTCGGGGCCGGTGACTATGCCGGCCCCCTTTTTCGTTATCGATCAGTGGGGCCGGCCAGCGTGTGCGTTGACATGAAAGCCTCTCTGTGCTCTACCGCTTGAGGCAGCGGAAAGGTCTTGAGCGCAGGGACTATTCGCTTCACGCTGGCCGGCCCAGGAAGGCCGTCACCGGTGCCGCTTGCAGTAACACCGGCTGTCGGTACGCTCGTGCGCCCGTGGCCGCAGGCGAGTGCGGGCTCGCCCACGGCACCAAAGGGGGGTATCCCTTGCCGTTGGGGTGCGGCCACGGAAACACGAACGGGGTCGGCGCTCACCGTCGGAAGAGCCTTTCCACATCAACGGGGAACCACCGCGACGAAATGCCATGAGTTACCGATAACACGGCTCGACCGCACTCCGGGCACGGCCACGATATCCCGCTGCCGCCGTGCGGTGGCTTGTCGTAGTGCTGGTAGGCCAACCGCTTCTCGATGCGCTTCGCGCGTTCGATACGGCTCTCGGTCACCCTCACCGTTCTCACGTAATCCGCCCACGAGGAGTAGTCGCCGGTGCCGTGGAGCTTCGCGCGCCTCATGCGGGCGCTCCAATGCAGTCGGAACAGGGTACTCTGCTCGGGCAACCATCTCGGCAACGACAAGCCCTGATACGGCTCCCGCCGCAGGTGCCGCACGCCAGCGCTCGGTGCTCGGCAAGGTGGGCCTGAGCTGCTCGCTGAAAGGCCAACAGTTCCATGAGGCGAGCGCCATACATGCCAAACACCTGCACGGTCACCTTCGCGCCCGCCTCTAGCAGCCGCAGGCACTCAGCGCAGCCGTCTGCGGGAACGCGCGTCATGCGAGCGCCGGCTTACGGGTGGCGGGAGCCGACTCCCCTTGCTCGTAATGGACGCGGTTCCTGGCATTAGCGCACGTTTTGCACTGACGCCCCCGTTGATAGGTGTATGTGTTCTCCTCGGTCAGAGGATGGCCTCGCTTACAATGCGTCCACCTAGGTGCCCCCGGCTTCGATGAATGCAGATAGGCCAATGCCGCTTCGGACGGGTGCCGTCGAGCGCAGGGAACCGAACAAAAGATGCGTCCCGTGTAGCGCGAATCATGCTGGGCACGGATGACGTGATTTGCTCGCTTCTGGAAACTGATACCGCAACCATCACAAATTACGGTCACCCAGGCCCGTGCCTGCTTGCATTGCTGATGATAGTGCCGCGCATCTCCGGTCAGGCCATCACCGCAAATCTCACAGATTCGCCTTGGTGGCCGAGCCGTCTGCGCTGCAATCTTGTGCTTCCCCGCTTTGGCGATCACCTGCCGCACCCGCTCTCGTGAGATGCCGTAGTAGCGGCCGATCTGCTCCAGCGACGAGCACGGGTTCTCCGTCGCCCAGCGCACGATCTTTGCATTCCGCTCGGCCAAGGGGGTCATGCGGTCACTGCCTGCGGCTCCGCGTGCTCCTTCAGCCAGTCCTCCAGGGCGCGGGTGACGACTGCCGAGAGCGACAGGCGCTCCACCCTGGCGACGGCCATAAGGCCCGCTTTGACTGGGATCGGGAGCACCACATTCATGGTCGTGGAACCTTCGGCGTAGAGCGGGGTGCGTGCCATAATCTCTCCTATAATTCCTTGTCAGTCATTGACTACGGTCAGAGATTATCAGTGTCCGTGACGGCTGTCAATGACCCACTTGACCCTTTATGCTACAATCATTGAGCAAAGTTGACAGTGGTCACGGACTGGGTAGAAAATGGTCAGTGTTATGAGCATCCCTCAGATCGTTGAGGGGTTGCGCCAGCGTTATGGGAGCGTGAATGCAGCAGCTAGGAAGCTCGGTATGCCCGAGGCGACACTCCACCGATTGGGGACAGGCGAGCGCCCAAACCCCACGCTGGACACGCTGCGTAAGATCGCCGATGGCCTGGACATGCCCCTCTCAGACCTCATACGGCTACTTGAGGACGGGGACGGCTCGCACCAAATGACATAACAAGGATTGGCAGAATATATCCTGCCTATGGCATAACTGCCATTACTTGTCATATCAGATAAAGGGCGTCGACATAACTAAAGCGATAACCCTAGAACGGTAACGAAATGGTTGCGGTGAGCGTCAAGTCTACGATGCGCCCACGTACCAGCCTCGACTGTGTTTGCGGAGGCAGCCGTTCCCTGTGCCCCGGCTGTCTAATCTCGTTCGCCGTCCTCATGCGGAAGGAGCACCCGGACACGCTGTCCGTGGGGATGCTCAGACGCAGGCTGACGGGGATCAGCGGCCGGGAGGCGGCGCTGCTCTTGGAGATGAGCCGCCGGATTCGGTAGGCGTTTTGGTGGGCCTGGTAGGATTCGAACCTACACCTGCACCGCTTTTGAGACGGTTGCCTCTGCCATTGGGCTACAGGCCCACTTTGGCGGAGCGGGCAGGAATCGAACCTGCGCACGGCGAACCGTGTACGGATTAGCAATCCGCTGCCTTACCGCTCGGCCACCGCTCCGTTTGGCGGAGAGAGTAGGAGTTGAACCCACACTGCCTTTCGGCTTACCTCTTTTCGAGAGAGGATGCCACGCCAATGGCGGTCTCTCCGTGTCGCCCTCAAGGATAACAGAAAGCGCCCCCAATAACGGACTCCGCTATCAAGAGCGCTCGCTGATGGCCCTGCCGTTTCCGCACTCTGGGCTGCCGCCCCAGCGCTCTTGCGAGCCAGGTTGCGAATCTACCATGAGCTGACCGCTGACCAGGACTTCGACGGCCATTTAACGGATATCCCCGCTATGAAACCCGCGCGAGCCACAGCGGGGGAGTAGCCGCTCCCGATTATAACAGAAAGTCCGCCCCGAAGGACGGACTCGCTGCTCATGAAAGCTCACGCCCGAGCGTGTGCGCCCATCAGTATAACAGAAAGCCCGCCCGGCTGATCCGCGTTATCGTAACGGAGGATTCGTCTACCATCGTCAGAGAATCCAGCATGATAAGAGTACTTCCAGGTTCGAGCCTCGATGCGGCCGGAGCGCTCGCGGGTTTCATACAGCTTCTGGACTTCCAAATAGACGCCCGCGTGACATTCTATACGCCCGCGAATTTCGCCGAACCCAGCCTGCTCAGGCTCGATTGTAATGTCGTGACTAACGACGAACGGGTGATCGCTTAACACCCGCAGCAGGACGTGCAGGTAGTTTTCTCGATTGTTCCACCCGTGTTTCCCTAGCATTCTCTAGCCGGCTGAGTGCCTCGATAGCATAGAGCCATTTAACTACGCCAAGGCTCTCTTTGATACGTTTGCTCTGCAATGCGGCCCTTAACTCAACCGAGGGTAGGCTATACTCGCGCTCGAAGTACTTGACCTCTTGCTTCAAAGAGGCAAGATATTCTCGACGCACCTCCGGCGAGTTAGCCCTGGCAATAGCCAAGCTAATGCCTTCAGCCGTCAGCGGGACCGCGCCATTCTTTCCTCTCATTGAAGTGGCCCTCCTGCCGCCGGAAAGGTCTGGTGTCAAGTGGCATTACGCCACATAAAACTCGTGCGCGGCTCACCCGCGCATCCGTCGTGTGAATACTATCACTTACTAGCAACGCCGAATACAACCAGAAAGTTACAATTCAAGGAGAATTTACATTAAGACTTACAGGCGACTCAAGACATCACTGCTCGGAATGGCCCTCCACGCCAGGAACCTACGTGGAGCAGACCAACAAGCCGACCTCGGGCGAGTTCGACAACCAGTGCCTAGCTAAGGAAAGAACGGGCAACTGCACGAACTAGGTGCCGTAACGACTGGCGGGGGCGTCGGCCCCCGCCAGTTCGTTGAAGAACGAAATAAGATGGCGCCGAGAACGCCCCAGTCTCCCTGATTCTTTTCCGTCGAAGATCACTTCAATCACCGGTCCCACCTCACGCCCATAGCGGACACAGACTTCATCCACCAGTGGAGAGCTGTAGAGCCTCGACGCGAGCCCCTCAAACGCGCGAAGTAGCCTTTCCTCAACCCGCAGCCAAAGTATCGCTCGCTTAAATGTGCGGCCCTCCGCTTTACGCTCGGAGGACTTGTGCCCTGAGCAGGACTGAATTACGCACACCCCCTCGATTTCGTTTAAGCGATCAACAAGGCCATAGATCTCTGGGTCAGGCGTCCCCGGCACACTATGGTCAACCGAGACCGCGCGCAACGCATGCCACTCGCCTAATCGGCTGTCTTTCTCCTGGGATGTTAGATGCTTCATGGCGGCGCACTAAAAGGCGACGGACCCGAGAGGACTGTTACTGCTCAGCGCTGACATCGCAACCCTAGATTGCGTTAGCCGAGCCTCTATTCTACCATGAACCACTACTTCAGCGTCACCGGCGTGGACGTGAGCAGCCGTAGAATCACGTTGGCCACGGCCCAGAGCCCGCCGACGATGGCGGTCTGCGCCTCCTCGTCAATGATGTCGCCCTTGCCGGTCACGAGCGGCAGGATCAGCACCAGCCCTGCCACGACCTGCGCCCAGAACGTCCGGCTCTGAAGAATCGTCTTCGCTTCCATCATCTCGCTCCTTCCCTTCGTAGTCCCGCACCAGCAGGACAATCGTCGTCATCGCCGCGCCCATGATCGCCGCCGCCACCGAGAGCAGCAGCATACCGTCCAGCGTCATCGTTGCACCTTCCGCTCAATACGCTCCGCCCTGCAACGGTTAAGGCCTGTATCGTCATTGAGAGACATCGCCCCGATACCATCGAACCGCCCCGACTCCCGAAGGAAGAAGAGCTCTAATCCGTTGATGGTGAGAATCGTGTATCGGGGCGATGTCCTGATCTTTAGGCTCTGGTCCGTATACTCCCCTGAGTATTCCATCGGACGAACGAATCCAGGGGCCTTGAACACTTGAAGCACCCTGCCTAACAGCGTCATCGCCTAGTCGTCCGTTGCCGGGCCGCCGTCATTGACGCTTCGCACCTTCCAGATGGCGTTGTTGGCAGGCAACTCTTCGACCTTGCTCAGGTCGTAGCCCAACGCCGTCGCCCGCTCTGCGGACACCACGCTTTCGAGGTGTGCCCCGGTCACCACGTAAACGTGCGAGGTCCCCGCCTTGCGTACCAGTCTTGCCATGTCTTCCTCCTGTCCCTTGATGCGTGCGGCCACTTCGGCCACGATGCTGTCTATCGGTAGCGTGCCTGGGTCGCTCCGGTTGTTCGCCACCTCGTAGTGGCCGATGATGTGCGCCCGGTCAGCCGGGATTCCGTACTTCTGGCAGGCGTACACCGTCCAGTCCACGAGCGCCTTGCGCTGCCCCACGTTGAGCGTCTGCCCAATAGTGGCGGCGTAGCCCTCAATCTCAACGCTGATGCTTTGCAGGTTCAGGGAGACGCTGGGATCGGTGCCCGCCGGATACGGCTTGCCCACCGTGACCCCGTTGGCGATGGCTCGCCGGTCCTCGGGCACGCACAACCAGACCTCCCCCGTCCACGATACGAAGTAGTGCGTCGAGCCTTCAGCGCCG